ACTAAAAGATAATACTGAAGAATTCAAATTATGGTAAAACCCTCATCATCATAATTTATGTAGATATTATTTACGCGAGGATGTTGAGGAGATTCATAAGTGAAGCTAGGACCCTAGATGTATGAGCGAAGCGAGTTGATCTTGCAAGCATTTGGGGATTTATCAAGAAGGGAGATTAAAATGTTTAATTCATACTCAAGTTCAAAAACTAATATCAATATAAACGCTGTTTCCGGAACAATCGTAAAGAACCATAAGGATAGCTTTATACTTGATTATCACCTTGATAGTACTTTAGGAAGGCGATTAATGACAGCTAATCCTACGTTAGAAAGAAAAATCGAATATTACAACAGTACTCAACCGGTGGTAATACTTCAATCAATGGTATGCGGTGATTTGAGAGTTATATCGGAAATCATGTGGAAATCAGATTTTGATGCTTTATTTGACAAGTCGGAAGAAGGGAGATAATCGTGATAACATTAATAACATTGAATGATACAGACGGAACATTTATTAGAACTATAACTGAAGTATTTATAATTTATAAAAATTTTCAGAATGATGGGTATAGCTACATACTTGATATTGATGGAAGAGAGCACATTATCACTCCAAAGTGCATTAGTTATATTTGTAGGATGTACGATAATGTATCTGATTGTAAAGCTTTAGGGTCAGAGAAGGAAGGAAGTGTATCATAACATGGCAGCAGTAACATTTATAGTAGGTTTATTTGTAGGAGCCTTTATAGGAGTAGTTATATCATCTCTCTGTGCGGCAGCAGGAAGAGGAGATAGTGATGAAGCATCCTAAATGTGAAAGATGTCCTGATGAACATACCAGAAGATGTGATACATGTGATCCAAACAAACCTAAGAATCCTGATGAAATTACAATAGAGAGAGCAATAGAGTACTTTGAAGAGGAAAACGAAAGATATGAGAATATATTAGGGGACCGGGTCAATCAAGTTGAGGATTACCGGATTAACCTATTGGTGATAAAAGCATTAAAGCAGGCCACATTATGAAGCTTTCTGGCAGCAGGATTGAAGGGAGTGATTAAGTGAATCAAGTAACAGCAGACGAATTAATTAGTAAGGCAGTTAAAGTTGCTATAAAAGAATATAACAAGGAACAAAAGACTGAAAAGAGAAGAAAGGCATTACATAATACCAAAATGCTTCTTAAAAATTACGATAAGATTAAAAGCAGTATTGAAGAAGCAATTTCCGAGGCAAGCCAATTAGAAGGGCAATCATTTGCATATTCCAATGATGAAGATGTTTATATCAATAGCATCAGGAAGAGTAAACTCAAGAGTCTTATTGTTATAGCTCACATAGACAGAGCCCTTGCAGTAGTGCAGGAAGAATATAAAAGCAAAGATGTACCTGAGAAGTACGATGCTTTTATCAGTTGTATGCTTGACCAGATGACTTATGAAGAGGCTGCATCTATTTACTTCACGAGTAAGCAGTCTATAAGCAGATGGGTGGTAGATGCCACAAAGTTAGTAAGTATACAGCTCTTCGGTGTTGATGGGGTGGAATTTATATGAGATTATCGTGAGATAAAGACGTGATTTACATGTTATTTTATCCTGTGTTATTATTACTGTGGAAGGTTGAACAAACCACCGTTGGTTGCTTGGTTGAAAAAGCTGGTAGCAAATTCGGGAAATGATATCGCCTAGTTACGTAAGGATATCGTCAGTTGTTATCTGTTACAGGATAATAGCTGATTGCCCGCTAACTAAAGTAGCTTTTACAAGCGGGAACTGAAACCTATATTAAAAGGCATTGACTGTATATCGGTTAGTGCCTTTTTATTTACTCAAAGCTCCATGCGAGCAGTATACAAATCATTTGGTGTGGCGAAAGCCGGGCAATGTATCATCCAACAATTAAGGCAGGTGGGAGCCAGGATGATTGAATTTGAGATAAAGAGAGACAGCAATAGAGGATATCTTGTTATTAGAGTAGAAGGTAATTATAATCAGCATGCTCATTGCAGTACACTTAATGGATGCAGGATGCTAATAAATCTTATCAACTCTGGTAGGCTACCGACATCAAAGTATCTGCAGATCAGCTGCAGTCGCTTACTTAATGAGGATGAATATAAAAGATTGAGACAGAAGAGACAGAGATATGTCAATGTGAATAAGGGTGTGAGATAGTGGCGAGAGAATTTGCTAAACCATTTTATAATAGTACAGCATGGAAGTATAAACGTAAAGAAATATTAAAGCGTGATAATTATACATGCAGAGATTGCGATGGAAGAGCGACAGAAGTACATCATAAGAAAGAGTTGACACCAAAGAATATAAACGACATACGAATAGCATTGGGTAATGACAACCTTGTTAGCTTATGCCATGACTGTCATAAGAAGATAACATTAAACAGATGTGACGTTCAAGAAGGATATATATTTGATGAGCATGGTCAAGTAGTCCCCCGGGGTATGAAGTGATTTGGAGCCCCCTAAGAATACCGAGTGTCATCCTTCTTTGTAACTGACTGATCACGCGCATGGGGGTGTAGTAAGGAGGCTAGAATGGAAGATTTTGAAGGGATTTACTCTGAAACAGAGCGAAACAAACTTATATCGAAAGAGTACAGAAGATTATCAAAAAGTATAAAAGACATGGATCCTCAAAGTCAAACAGTCCTTAATAAACTATTTAGTGAGGCTGCATTCATGGCGGTGACTCTGGAGGAAACAAGAAAAATAATCATACGTGATGGGATAATTGAGCCTTATCAAAATGGAGCTACACAAAAGGGATTAAAGAAATCTTCTGCTGTAGAAGTTTACGATAAGATGGTTAACACATATTCAAAGGTCATTGCTCAGATAAACAATTCTCTTCCGGATGATAAGTCGATAGATCCGGCAGAGGACATAATGAGATTTGCGGTAGGTGGTAAAAAGTGAATTACCCAAAATTGTATTTAGAATCTATCTTATCAGGCGAAGAAGCAGTTAGTAAAGAAGTGAAATCCGTGTATGAAAGGGAAGTATCCTGGATTAATAATCCACCGGATGACTTTCCGTTTTATTTTGATGATGAAATGGGAATTAGACCAGTAGAATTCATTGAAAGGTTTTGCAAACATTCGAAAGGTAAATGGGGAAAGAAACCCATGGAACTCGAGCTGTTTCAAAAAGCAAAACTACAGTTAATATTCGGGTGGAGAGAAAAAGATACGAATTTAAGACGTATACGTGAAGTAGTTGACATCAGAGGCCGTAAATGCGGTAAGTCAACCGAGACTGCAGGAGTTGAACAGTACATGTTGATTGCAGATGGAGAAAACGGAGCTGAAATATACTGTACAGCCAATAAAAAGGATCAGGCAGCCATCATTTTTAACGAGGCTGTGAATATGAGATCGCAGTCGCCGGCTTTAAGAAGTATCACTAAGAAAAGGCAGACTGATATATATTTTCCGGCTATGTTCAGTTTTATAAAGGCTCTTGCAGCTGATACATCAACTATGGATGGATTGAATGCTCATTTCTTCTCTCAAGATGAATTCCATGAAGCAAGAAACAGCGATATATATGATGTTATGAAACAATCTCAGTCCGCAAGAGAACAGCCACTTGCATGGTTAATATCAACGAATGGATTTGTAAGGGAAATGTTCTTCGATGATGTATTTGAATATTGCCAGCATGTAGCTATGTGGGATGAAGGATTTCATGATTATAGAACGTTACCACTGATATATAAACTTGACAGTAGAGAAGAGTGGACAGATCCTAAGTGTTGGGCGAAAGCCAACCCTGGTCTAGGAAAGATTAAATCATATCAAACACTTGCTGAAAACGTAGAAACAGCAAAAAGAAAGCCAAATTTTTTACCGACTGTTTTAACAAAAGATTTTAACATACCAGAAAATTCTGCTGATGGATGGCTTGATTTTAATTCAATAGTTAATGAAACTGTAGTTGATATGGATTATTTAAAAAAATCATATGCAATTGGTGGATGCGATTTATCGGCTACAACAGATCTTACCTGTGCTACGTTGTTAATAAAAAAGCCAGATGATGCAAATTTTTATGTTCTTCAAAAGTATTTCATACCAACATCAAAAATCGTTCTTACCGAACAAAGCAATAAAACAGAAGCACCATACAAAATATGGGCAGAACAAGAATACATCTCTTTATCAGATGGTTCGAGAGTTGATTATAAGGCTATAACAGAATGGTTCGTTGACATGGTAAAAAAATATAATATTAGGCCTTTGTGGATCGGATACGATAGAGCACTATCCGGATATTGGGTTGAGGAAATGACACAAACAGGATTTGAGATGGATAAAATAGCACAAGGTCCTATCACGTGGACTTACCCAATGAAACAACTCGGAGGGCTTCTAGAAGAGCATAAGATAGTTTACCAGAACAATCCGGTTTTAAGATGGTGTTTACAAAATACTTCTAAAAAGACACTGAATAAAGACGGAATAGAAAGCATACAGCCTGTGAAGGCATCAAGCACAAGAAGGATCGATGGGATGGTAAGCCTTTTAAATGCGTTTACTTGCTATCTTAACCATGAAGAAGAATATAACAGATATGTGAGGTGAGAAAGTGGGATTACTGTCAAATGTATTTGGAAAAGTTGTATATAAACTTATGAACGGATACTACGGGTATCGTGCAACATCATCACCGTGGAACAAAGATGCATATGAGCAGGAGACCGTAAGGGCAATTATTGATTGTATAGCAACACACGCAGCTAAAGGACAGGCAATGCATGTTATCCTCGACAAAGACGGACGTATAAAAGAAATAAAAAGGAATTCTACATATGCAAAAATGATTAACCAGAAGCCAAATCCGTTAATGAGTGGTTTTGATTTTAAATACCGGATTATATCTGCTCTCGAAACAAAAACTGCGTCGGCTGTATTTGTAAAATGGAAAGAAGGATCAAAGCCTATCATTCCAGAGATAATGATACCGATTGACTTTGATCGATATGAAATACTGCCGATCATCGGCGGAGGTTACGCAATACAATTTAATGATTTTGAAGGAGTACAACGCCAATTAAATATCGAGGACGTTGTTTTTTTACGGAAATTTTACACAAACAATGAGGTTTCTGGTGATGGGAACGCTCCAATATACAACACACTAGATATGATAAAAGCCTCTGATACAGGGTTTATCGAAGCACTAACTGTAAGCAACAAAGTAAGAGGGTTGTATCAACATAAAAAAGCAATGCTGGATCCTGACGATGTGCAAAAATCACAGGACGATTTTGCAAAGAGATTTGAAGCTGCCGCTGCCAAAGGTGGCATAGTAGGAATTGACAGCATGGAGAATTATGCTCCTTTAAATGTTACACCGTACAGCGCGAATGCGGCTCAGATGAAAGCTGTAAGGGATAACTTGTATACTTATTGGAGAGTTAATGAGAACATTGTGAAATCGCAGTATAGCGAACAGGAAGGACACGCATTTGCAGAATCTGTTATCGAACCACACTGGCAGAGATTAGGAGAAGCTTTTACCAATGTATGTTTTTCTGCAGGAGAAAGAGACGCAGGAAACCGAATTATATTTACAGGTGGGGTATTAATCGGAACGACATATGCAACAAGGGTGGCAATCATACGCGACACAAAGGAAATAGGCTTATTAACAATTAATGAGCAGAGAGAGCTTCTTGGGTATGATCCGGTTGAAGGCGGAGACATACGCCAAGTATCTCTTAATTTTATTAACGCTGACAAACAAGACGAATATCAAACAGGAAAGGGTGATAATAATGGAGATCAAAAGGGAAACAAACCAGAAGATTGAGCGCAGGTTTGAATTTGAAATCAGGTCGCAGACCATTGAAGGCACTGAGGAACAGGAGTTATGGGTAGAGGGATATGCGACTAGGTTTAACTCCCCTACAGTGCTATTTGAATACGACGGAATGGAATACAAAGAGCAGATATCAAGTGACGCATTCACTGATTGTAAAATGGATGACGTCATTTTTAATTACAATCATTCCGGAAAAGTAATGGCAAGAACAAGGAATAAAACCCTGACTCTATCTGTTGATAGCAATGGGTTATATATCCGCGCAAGACTTGACGGTACAGAAGAAGGTCGTCGATTATACGATGAAATTTCAAAGGGATACATAGACCGCATGAGTTTTCAGTTTACTGTAGGACAAGAGGCATATGACTATGAAAATCGAATGTGGACCGTACTAAGGGTAAAAAGACTTTACGACGTCAGTGCCGTGGATATCCCGGCTTATGATGATACATCAATCGAAGCAAGAAAGGCTGATGCGGAGGCGGCAGCTCGGGAAAATCAGCAGAAGGTGGATACCGAACTTTCAAGGCAGAGATTGAAGATACTATTAACTTTAAATTAATGGAGGAATAATCATGAATAAAAGATTATTAGAAATCATGGCGAGAAAAGCCGAAATCAAACAGGAACTCGAGAATACAGCGAATGTGCTTACACAGGAGAGAATTTCGCAGCTGCAGACAGATGTTGATGTACTGCTTAAAGAGGAAGCAGAAATAAGATCAAAGATTGAACTTACTGGGAAACTCGGAGATCCTATCGTGAAACCGGACGGAAAACCGGACGAGAACGAGGAAAGAGCTAAGGAATTTGCCAAGACCAGACAGACCAAGATTGGAGCAAGAGAACTGCGTTCTGTACTTCTTTCTACAGATGGCATTGTGAAACCTACCGGTGTTAATGGTTCCATGAATGAGCCATTCAATACTGTATCCAGCCTGATTGACCAGGTTAATGCTCAGGATGCAACCGGAATGGGTTCTCATAAGGTTCCATATGTTGCTTCATGGCAGACTGCAGACAAGAAAACAGATGGTACCGCTCAGACGGCATCTGATACGACGTTTAAATCGGTGGCAATCAATCCTTTCCTTTGTGCAGTAACAACCTATGTATCAAGAGAGCTGGCAAAACAGACTCCATTGCAGTACGAATCAAAGGTTAAGAAGGGTGCGCTAATCGCACTTAGAAAGAAACTGAATGCATGGATGGTTTCCGGTGGCGGATCTACGGAAATTCTTGGTATTTACAATGCTGTTAATACGGACAGTACTCCTGGTGCTATGTATGCTACGTATAGCATGACAGCTGCTATCGGGGCTGACACTCTTAGAAAGATTGTCATGCAGTATGGTGGTGATGAGAACGTAGGTGCAAATGCTAGGTTGTACTTAAATAAGAATGACCTTATTGCATTTGGTGATGTTCGAGGAACCAATGAGAAGAAAGCCGTTTATGAGATCACTCCGGACGGAACAAACCCGAATATCGGTATCATCAAGGATGGTGGATTAGCTGTTCCTTATACTATCTGTTCCGATGTCACATCTTATACAGATGCAACCGGAACTGCTGGTGGAGTTAAGACCATGATCTACGGAGATCCTGCAAACTATGAGCTGGATCTATTTGGAGACTATGAAATCAGAGTATCCGAGGACTACAAGTTTGCGGAAGGCCTCAACACTGTAATGGGAGAGGTTATGGTTGGAGGTAATATTACAGTCGCTAACGGTTTTGTTGTTGTTCTTAAGAAGTCGGCATAATTGGAGGTAGACTATGGCGGTATCTAGTGAATATCTAACTAAATTAAGGCGAGCGGTAAGAAGAAATTCGTCTGCTGATGTTGATGCCGAATTAACGGATATCATCGAAGAATGCCGCCTTGATCTTATTGGTGTCGGAGTATCAGAAATAAAAGTAGTTGATGAATCGGACAGTCTAATTCTTGGGGCTGTCCGGTGTTTTGTTAGATGGAAGTTTGGACTATCAAACGAAGATATGTCAGCAAACCGAGAGGATTATATGCAGCTCCGTGACGAACTAAGGCGCAAAGCTGCCTACACAACGGAGGTGGTTTGATGTTTTTTTCTGACAAAATTACATTAAGAGCATACACAACCACGAGAGATGAATACGGTGATCCTATCAATTCACCTATTGATACAGAAGTATGGGCAAATGTTAAGGATGTCAGGCAATCAGAATTTTATGCCGCAAATACCAAAGTCAATGTAAAATCAAAAGTTTTTGAAGTTCATATTGATGATTATGCTGGACAGATAGACGCATTGTATACAGGAAAACCATACGAAATTATACGGACATACCAACGAGGACTAGGAACAGTAGAGCTGATATGCTCTGATAAGGCGGTGTAATCATGAAAGCCACATTCAAAATCGAGGGCATGGATAAGCTAAAAAAGGACCTTGAAAAACTTGGTAAAGTTCCACAGAAGTATGTTACTACATCTGCAAGGAAAGGCATGAATCCGGTATTGAAGAATGCCAAATCAAGTGCACCATATGACGAAGGATATCTAAAGCAAGGCATGATACTAAAAGGCGAAAAAGCCAGAACCAAAGGGAAAAAGGTATATCAAGTAATCTTTGATCCATCGATGAATGATGTTTTTCAGAAGAAAAATGCAGCCGGAGATGTTACAGGATATTATCCGATTTCTCAAGAATACGGATATTTTCTCCGAGATGGTAGATACATGCCAGGGTTAAGATTTATCCATGATAGCCTTGCAAGCAACGCGCAGAGGTCAGCAAAGATTATGGTTGATACCATGCAAAAGAAAATAGACGCAGAGGCGAGAAAGGTAGGGTTGAAATAATGGAAAAAGCATTACGATATGAACTTGAACAGCATATAACAGAGCTAGTCGGTCAGATATACCCTACTCACGCGCCAGAAGGTGCAACGAAGCCTTATCTTGTCTATGCAAGGATAAATACCGACACCATCGAAACACTTCAGGGATATACGAATAAGCAAGCGCTGAGTTATATGTTTTCTATTATGGCAGTCAAGTATGGAGATATGAAGAGTCTCACCGATAGAGTCGAGGCTCTTTTGAAATCTTTCCCTTTGACTTCCATAGGCTTAGAGAACATCTACATAGAGCAAGTAAAAATCAACAACGTAACAGAAACATGGGAAAACGCACTTGGAGTTAATCGAGGAATTATTGACTTCACAATTTATTTTTAGAAAGGTGGAATATCAATGAGCGCAACAAGAGCATTAGGAACCACATTAACCAAAGGAACGACAACCCCAGTAACAATTGGGGGTTTAACATCTATCGGAGGTATTGAGATTACAGCGGATACCATCGATGTAACCACTCTTGCCTCAGACGGTGGTTATAGAGAGTTTATCGGATCATTTAAAGACGGCGGAGAAGTGCCAATCGAGGGATTCTTTGACCCGGCAACATCGGCCAATCAGACAGCTATGCAGGATGCGCTTGACGCTGGCACAGCAGACGATTACAAGATCACATTCCCTACCACTCCCGGATGGGCTTGGAGCTTCAAGGGAGTAGTTACAGGATTTAAGGTTGGAGATGTCGATGTTGACGGAACAATCGCATTCGGAGCAACCATTAAGGTTAGTGGCAAGCCAGTATTAGCAGCAATAGCATAATAATCATGGGATAGGTTGATAGCCTATCCCTTTTCTTTTAAGGAGGAAGTTTTGAAAAACTTATTACACGATGTAACCATAAAGCAAGGAAAATCAACCGGGAGCGTTCAAAGCGTAAATGTTACCGTGGATGGAATGGAAATCAAGGGATTAACCGACGTGAACTACTCGGCATCCGTGGATTATCCAACAAAAATAACTCTTGAATTTTTTGTAGGTACTTTGAACGTAGATAAGGAGGAATAATATGTATACACCTATTAAATTAGATAAACCAAGAAATTTGAGATATGGAATGAAAGCTCTATCAATGGCAGAGGACATCATGGGCAAGCCGATTATGACATTGGATTTGAACCGGATTACAATTAAAGACACAGCAACGCTCTTATGGTGCGGATTAGTTCACGAAGACAAGGAATTAAGCGTTGACATTGTAATGGACTTGCTTGATGAGTGCGAGGATATTCAGAAGGTATTTGAATTAGTCGGAAAGGCACTTGCTGAATCGTTCGGAGGCAAGAACCAAAAAAACGGACAGAAGGTAGCGGCGAAGAAGTAGAGCCGTGGAGTATCGAAGGCGAATTTGTTAACGCTACCTCAATCGGAATAAGCATAAGTGATTTTAACTACAGTACCCCTTATGAATTAAACCTCATAAAACAGGGGTATGCAAAGCGAAAAGAACGCGAAGCTGAGGAATATCTGATCAAATATGAAAACGAAAGAAAATTATTAACTATACAAGCCTTTTTAATTTCAAGGTGGGTGTGGCAAAAGAAAGTTGACATAGACAAGGCGCTTGGAGAAACACAGAAGCGGAAAAAAGTAATGACAGACGAGGAAATGTTGGCGCAAGTCAAAATACTAAATACATTGTTTGGAGGTGAAGTAAGGAATGGCTAAGTCGAATTTTATAGTCAGAGGCGGACTCGATATGTCGAGTGTAACGAAAGGATTACAGCAAAGCCAGAAGCAGTTTACATCCTTCCAATCGAGCATCAGCAAGTCGATGGGTTTTGTTAAGACTGCACTAGCCGGAATTGCACTTGGTAGCATAGTCAAGGAGAGTCTTGCAGCCGCTAGCACACTCGAAAGTGCAATGATGGGACTGACATCTATTGTTAGCGGCCAAGGAAGAGATGTCGAGAAGGCAAAAGGATTTATTCAAAGCTATGTAAAGGACGGTCTTGTTCCTCTTGCAGACGCGGTTACGGCATACAAGACGCTTGCAATGCGCGGATACAGTGATGGTCAAATAGAAACCATCATGAATAGGCTAAAAGACTCTGCAGCTTTCGGAAGGCAAAGTTCTCTCACCCTTGGAGAGGCCGTCAAGAGTGCAACCGAAGGTTTAAAGAACGAAAATTCTATTCTGGTTGACAATGCGGGTGTAACCAAAAATGTCTCTAAGATGTGGGAGGACTATGCAAAATCAATAGGAAAAGGTGCGAATAGCCTTACACTTGCTGAAAAAAGACAAGCCGAAGTCAATGGAATTCTAAAAGAAACCCAATTTCAAGTAGGCGACGCTGCAAAGTATGCCAATACATATCAAGGCAGAATATCGGCTCTGAACAAGACTTTAACGGACATAAAAGTCAATCTAGGGAATGCATTTATGCCGATTGCAAATATCATTATTCCGATCCTTCAAAGCCTCGGTAATAAACTAGCAAGCATCACTGGCAACATAGCTGCCTTTTCGCAAGCATTATTTGGAAAGGCTTTAGTAGCCTCCACTAATAACACAACCGAAACCACAGAAGCCATCGAACAAGCTGGAGATGCAGCCAAAGAAGCTGGCAAGAAAGCTAGCAAGGCAATTGCTCCTTTTGATGAATTAATCAAAATCGGATCAGGTGAAAACGGAGCTGGTTCCGGTTCAAGTTCCGCAACGACTACAAACACCACGGGAACCCCGTCACAAGAAGCGGCTGACAACACCAATAATTTTACATCGGCAGCTGAAAAGCTAAAAGCAGCGCTTGAGCCAGTAACCGATGCACTGGGCAATCTATGGAGTGCAGTAATTCCTTTTGCAAAGTCGGTAGGAAAGGGATTTCTTGATTTTGTAGGACAGCTCAAAGATATTGGCTCAGAGGCTTTAAGCGGATGGATACCAGGTGGAATTAATGCAATCGCAAGCGGACTAAACAAAATTGATCCAAGAATGTCGGAAAGTATTGGAAGTGGATTAGGTAAGATTGCCTTAGCTTTCGGGGGGTTCAAAATAATTACTGGTCTCGGAGAATGGTTTGCCGGGGTTGGAAAAGGGTTAGTTGCTTTTGGTGGAGGGCTTCAAAATGTCATAGCACTTAATCCGGTGATGTTTGTTGCTCTGTTTTACGACGAATTAGACGCTATACAAAAAGCCATATACGATGCATTACCGAAATGGGCGAGAGATATTTGGGAAGGAGTATGGGGCGCTGTTCTTCAAATGCTTAAGGACGTATTTAGATTCGACCGGACGCTTGCTTTAGCAGATGAAGCATTAAATCATTTCAGAGACGCATTTAGCGGCAAGGATGATTTCATGTGGAGAATCGGTAGGGATATTATGCTTGGACTATTAAAGGGGCTTTTGTTGCCTTTCAGTTTGATATTGGAACCAATCAATAACTTCTTTGCATCGTTAATCAAGGCAATTTGTGATGTATTTGGTATAAAGTCACCTGCAAAGAAAATGATGCCGTATGGAAAAAACATCATGCTTGGACTGATTAATGGATTTAAGCAAGGATGGAGCGATACGTGGAAATCATTGAGCGTATGGTTGTCGTCAATTCCATCAAAGATATTTGATGCAATTGGTAGTTTATACGACGCTGGTAAAAACCTTGTTAAAAGCTTGATATCTGGATTAAAATCAATTGCAATACCAGGCTTAGAAGTTCCGGTTTATTCAGGATCAATTTCTCCTGGTGGAAAATCACACTCTTCAGGAGTTGGTGAGTTTGCAACTGGTGGATTTCCTGATACCGGTTCATTGTTTGTGGCAAACGAAGCAGGACCGGAGCTTGTCGGAAGAATTGGTGGAAAGACAGCAGTAGCTAATCAAGATCAAATTACACAGGGAATAGCCGCGGCCGTATCATCTGCTATGAGCGAAGAAACAGCATTAATGAGACAGCAAAACGAATTATTGAGAGCCATTCTTGCTAAAACAGGTATAAATACTAAAGATATTTTCAAAGCAGTTGCATCAGAAAATGATACTTTTATTAAGAAAACTGGTAGAAGTGCATTCGCACATTAAGGAGGGATTATATGGCATTTGCAGGATATTTATTAAAAGTAAATAGTACGATATTCCCTCATAAGTACATCAAAATTGAAACATACAAAATAACACCGAACCAGACTCAGGATGATAATTCTTATGAGGACGGTGACGGACTTCTACACAGAGATGTATTGCCACATAAAAGATCAAAGCTTGAATTTGTCACTCCACAAATACATGAAGCAGATAATAGGATTATACAAGCATTGTTTCCGGACACATTAACGGTAAGTATAGAGCTTTGGAACCCAAGAAAAGGGATTTACGAAACGGCCACATGTTACACACCAGATACTACGTTTGAAATATATAAAACTACCGATACGGATATTATATATAATCCATTAAGAATAGCATTTATCGAATACTAGGAGGGAAGCAAAATGTTGAATGCAACAGAAGAACTAAAAATATTATATAAGACATCGAGCATACCAAAGTATTACGATATATATTTTCCATCACTCGATTTACACATCAACACTGCCGGAAGCAACGACCATATAGTTTCCGGCAGTTATAACTTGGAGGAGTCGATTTGTTCAGAGACAGACTTAAAATTTGGAATGTGTGATGCTTCACACATAAATTTTACTGCAGCTGATATAGATCAGAATTTGACAGGACTAGATTTCACGGTAACACAGCTTATCGGAAATTATACAGTAGCACTTGGAAGTTATTTGGTTGATACATGTAAAAAGCAAGATAATAAAAGATTTAAGGACATTTCCGCCTATGACCGTATGAAAAAAATTGATATCGAAGTGGCAGCTTGGTACAATTCATTATTTCCATTAGGTACAGAGTCTTACTCTCTTGCACAGTTCAGAACCTCGTTTCTGGATTATGTAGGGTTAACAGAGGATACAAGTAAACTCCCGTTACCGAATGACACGATGGCTGTAACAAAGACCATAGAACCAGAATCTCTTGATGGTAGAGTTGTTATTGAAGCCATAGAGGAAATCAATGGTTGCTTTGGTCACATTAACCGTTCAGGGCTATTTACTCATATCGTATTAAAGCCTGCTTATGGACTTTATCCTACAAGCAATCTTTATCCTTCGGATACTCTTTATCCAGTATCTGAAACGGATACGACATATACGCAACCTGACTTAATTAACGAGATAATTTCACCTGATATGAGGCGCTCCATTAGATTTGAGGAGTATACGGTAAAAGAGATTGATAAGTTGATTATCCGGACAGACGAAGAAGACTTTGGAGCTATAATCGGCACTGGAACGAATGCTTATATTATCCAAGGCAATTTCCTACTATATGGGAAGTCTGCAGCTGAACTTCAGGTAATAGGCACGAATGCTTACGGCTATATGGCTAAGCGTCCATATCGGCCTTATGAAAGTGACAACATTGGATTACCTTATCTCGAACCAGGGGACATGCTGAAATTTGACCAGAGTGACGCAGTAATCGGTTATATGCTTAATCGGACATTAACTGGCATACAGAGCCTAAGAGACAGCTATAGTGCAACAGGAAGACAAGAGAGAGAACAGCGAACAGATACCAATACCGAGATTAAGATGTTGCAGTCCAGAACATTAAAGATCAAGAAAGATGTGGATGGCGTACTCATTGAGGTCGAAGATTTAAGGCAAGACACTTCGACTGCTATCGAGCAACTATCTAATCAAGTTGTCATAAAGGTAAATACTGCTGGAAACATCGGCTTCATAAGTCTTGATGGAGATCCCGAGATAGAATTAACTCAGATCAAGCTTAAGGCAGATAATATATCTCTTGAGGGCATTGTTACCGCAAATAATAATTTCAAAGTGATGTTGGACGGAAGCATAGAAGCTGTGAACGGAAAGTTTAGCGGTCAAATCTCTGGAGCTAAATATTATCTGACATTAGATGAAGCCAACTCAGCAATAATTGGTACGGATGGGACATCAGAATACAATGTAGTGTCTTACAAAAACACATCTGTTCCAGAATGGGGCTATTACCAAAGGTACATAGTAGCTGGGGATACAGGGATTGGCTATTGGGTTAGCGGAAACACTTGTGTGATACGAGCGTCTGATAGGGTAGCAATACAAGCATACAATCCGGTTTCACTAACATCACATCGAAATGGAGCGTATTACGGTGTTTCAATTGATGGATATAAATTCTATCCGAACACTGATGGGAATATTGCACTTGGCGATAATTTCAATGCATGGAGTAGCTTTTATACAAAAAACATAACATTAAAGTCAGGCGGAACCCTTGGACTGTTCGGATCTTCTCCGGCAAGTCAGAAGACAGTAACAAAACTTTCAACAAGCGCTACCTTAGCAGATGTGATAAATAAAATGAATGCACTACTGGACGCTATCGGTAATAGTACCGGTTATGGCTTGATTGATTTGTAGAAAGGTGGAATAGATATGAAGTATTACGCATTTACAGAGGAACAACACAGCAAGATCATTAAGTCACTAAATACAATAAGTGTGACTGGTATAAATCAGAATGATGCATTTCACGAGGCTACTGATATACTCAGAAAGCCTGCTCTAATCGAAACAGAGGAGGTGGACAAAGATGGCAAAGAGATACATAAGGCTGAACTGGCAAAATAGTCCTTCGGTGGCGACACCGGTTAACGCGGTTAACCTCAACGCAATGGACAAAGGTATCGATGACTTGGACAATGCTATAGAGGACTTGTACAGTGTCAAGTTCGACAAAGCAAACATTGTCCAGCAAGCCACAGTAAATGATGCGGCAAAGGTACCGAGCACTGCGGTAACCTACAGTTTAGCGCAGAGTGTTCAGTTGCTAAATGATAATTTAGTCGCTCAGTTAAATGGTTATAAGATATCATCAGCCACTGTGGTGCTTAACTTTGATGCAGCCGGAATGGCTTATTTCAATCATGTGGCAACGGTTGGAGCCGTGATGTTTATTTCTCCTATAGCGAATGATTTTATAGTTACCAGATGTGTTTACGATACGACTAACCAGCGATTCGAAATAAATTTCAAAACTTTTGCCGGAGCATTATATGTGAGCCAAGGTGTCGGTGTTAACTATATAGTCATAAGCAAGTAGTTATCTACACTCCAACAATTATATAATCAATAGTATATGAACCTGTTAAGTTGGCATAAACTACCAACGTATTACCTGTCACCACAGGGTTGCACGGCACATCGGAAGCATTTAAAAATCGGACTATCGCCGTAGCTCCAGAGAAGGTTTTGCTTAGGGTAATATTTCCACTTTGAGAACCAGTAAAGGTGCTTACAACTCGTCCGTAAGAAATTTTCGTGTTAGCACCTAAATTATCATTTAGTGTAGTGATAGAATTCGCTAAACTGTAGTTTCATCCATCAAACTAAGACCTAAAAGGTCTATCTTAAATAACGAAAGGAGAGTTTTTATGGAAATAATCAAAATTAACAATAAGACATTTGAACTGATACCGATGGGGATAGTCCAGTCGGAAAAGAGGCGGACATATACCATTGTATCCGGATTGCCTTTTGCCGATATAGAGGCAGCATTTTCTGATGTATCCAGTATTCAGCATTTTTCAGAAGGTGGAGAGCTGCTGGTATCATACATGGATGGCATATCAGTTAAGACGATTTCAAAAGACCTAGAGACTGGCACATATACTGTAGATATCGGTATCGATGCAGTTGAGGCAGAATTAAAGCAATTACGCGCGCAAGTAGCGGCATTAACGGTAACAGAGTAGCAGAGCCTTTGGAAGTTAAGGCTCTTTTATTATGCAAAAAATAAAAGAAAGAAGGTAAATGGAATGGAAAAAGTCAATATAATAAAGCTATGGTTCATAACGGTATTCGGTGCAATCGGCGCATTCATCGCACAACTATTGGGAGGATGGACAAACGACATGCAGACGCTTGGGGTGCTAATGGTTGTTGATATTGTCATGGGATTCGCAATCGCAGCATTTTGGAAGAAGAGCGGGAAGTCTATCACCGGTGCATTAAACAGTATTTCGATGTGGAAAGGTCTGTGTCGTAAAGGTGTATCGCTCTTAATTGTTCTGGTAGCACACCAACTTGATACAACCATGGGAACGGAATATATCAGATCGGCTGTGATAATTGCTTTTATAGTAAATGAATTAATCTCCATTGTGGAGAATGCCGGAATTATGGGGGTGCCAATACCTTCGGTGATTACCAAGGCGATTGAGGTATTAAAAAAGAAAGAAGGCGATACTAATGGTTAAATACTTAGTAGCACTTGATGATGGGCACGGTATGCAGACAGCCGGTAAAAGAACTCCGGAAATCCCAGAACTAGACGACCGTGTTATTCATGAGAATGAATTTAACCGATCGGTTGTAAATTATCTCAGCGAAGAGCTTAAGCGAAGCGGCATCGATACATTGTTGGTAGCACCTACGGATGCAGATACCTCGTTATTCGCCAGGGTAAGTCTTGCTAATAAGAATAATGCTGACTTGTATGTATCAATTCATTACAATGCCTTGGATGGTAAATTTGACAGTAAGGATCCTAGTGGTCACTCGATACATATCTATACCGGATCAAGGAAGAGCAGACGGCTTGCTGAATGTATTCATAAATATCTGATCGGTGGTACGGAGCAGATTGACAGAGGAATAGTCGAGAGTAATTTTCATGTTTTGCGTGAGAGCAATATGCCGGCCATACTTTCCGAGAATGGCTTTATGGACAACAAGAGAGAATCACTCCTGATGATCGATAAAGATTTTCAGAAAGAGGTAGCTGTTGAACACGCAAAGGGAATCTGCGATTATTTCGGTGTCAAGTATGTGCCTGAGGTAAGAACTGTTTACCGTCTGCGTGTCGGCGAATACATTAATCTGGATGAAGCAAACAAGGCCAGAACGAGACTTAAATCTCTTGGGTACGAGTCAATAGTTGTGACCGATAAAATTTAGTCGCTCCGCTTCGCTCCTTAAGCAGATTTAAGCCGAAACAGAAGAGACAAAGAATTGGTTGTCTGAAATCGTAGTTTGCTATATGGTCAAAATACGAGGTCATGCCGAAATATTTTACAATTAAAAATCCCCTGGGCTTGATCGGCTCAGGGGTAACTTAATTTTCTTATCTAATCTTACCATATCTTAGAAAGTATTCTAAATCGATACCATCCATCCCAAAGGTATGATACAATATCATGAGTGCTGAAAAAGCAAGAATAAACATCACTATTGCTCTTACTATATACCTTCTCTTTTCTTTAGATTTCAAGTTCTCTTCGAAAATCTTAATATAATCATTGTATAATTCCGCAAAATAAGCGATCAGAATTGCTCCATTCAAAACATATACCATAATCGGGTACCTCCTTAGACATGAACATCCTTACAATGTCAATATACACCAAAAACAATGTATAATAAAGATGAAAATACACCAAATATAGAGTATGTTTATTGGTTGTAATGCACATTAAATATAGTGTATCATTCTTATGTAATAATTCCGAAGGAGGTCATCATGGGTAAGATTGTTTATGAGAAGCTCTTAGCTATGATGGAGCAGCAAGGGCTTACGACATATAGAATAAGAAAAGAAAAGATCATATCTGAAAGTACATTACAGAGCATAAGAGATGGTAAGGGAATAAGTACTGATGCTATAGGGAGATTGTGTGAGGCTTTGAATTGTCAGCCCGGAGATATACTGGAATATGTACCGGATAAAAGATAGAAACATAAATAAAAAGAATACCCCGACCATTACTGGCCGGGGCTTGTTTTTATCTTGCTTCGTTTATAAAGATTTCATAATCATCATAAGGTAGTTTGTCGTAATTTTCATCATACGGCTCTAATATCTCCGTAGAATCGTTTTCACCTGAAGGTATGTCTGAAAAATAACCCCAACTATGCGATACTATCTTGCCTCCAATATAATATAGTACTGATATGTCTATCGACGAAATATCTTCATCACCTTCATTTGTTGCGGTAACCACTAAATACCTAGATCCTTTATTTGACTGTAAAGAAATCTGGTCTATGATTTTATCTTGTGATACATATTCGACATCTGCCTTGATTTTTATTTCATATCTACTAAATTCCATAGGATTATAGTTATCATCAAGAGGATACCTTGCGTATTCAACTGCTTTTTTTCCTGACTCAAAAGTCCATATATATCCGGATTCAGTTGAAATTACTGAATCGTTGTTGTCGTAGTAAAGAACTTGAATTTCTGCTTGAATATTAACCTTGTTTTTATTCTGTAGAATAATTATCAACTGATCTTGCAATTCATGTGTTTCATATGTAATATTCTCAGCTGCTTCTTTCCCTGTTAGAACATCTTTCACCCTAACCTTGCAGGTTAGTTTCTTCTTAGACACCACCGCTGTTATTGTGGCATTCCCCTCTTTAACAGCCTTGACTGTCCCTTTTGAAGATACCGTGGCAACATTTTTATTGCTTGTTGACCACTTAATGGAGCTTGTTGTGTTTACACTTAATCTGTAGCTCCCGCCTTCATTTAATGTAAGACTTGTATTGCTCAATCTAAGAGTAGCAGCAAATGCGGAACTTGGAAACAATGATAAACATAATGCTAATACAACGATAATTGCCAAAACTTTTTTCATTTGTACACCTCCGTAATTTATTAATTGGATTATACTACCAATGGCGTATTTTGTCAAAAAGAAAACCCTGCATCACTGCAGGGCCTCTCGACAAATCTAATTCTAGTTTTTGGGATAGGTATATAATAACACTGTTCAATAATTTTCACCAGTTGGAGAAATGACGAAAAATTTTGTGATTTTAGGTATTAATTACTAATTATCGACACATGAAAATCTTTTACTTTTTTCGGACCCCGATAATATATTTTATATATTTGTCTACTTCAAGTCGTTCGCTGTCTGTGAGATCTGGTATACTGTCTTCACCAAGTAACCACGAAGCCGATACATCTAAAACAGATGCAATCTCCATTAGTTGTGTGACGGATATATCCTGATTGCCACTTTCGATATTTGAATAATTTGGTTGGCTCATATTTAGCTTCTCACTTACTGCAAGCTGTTTAAGATTTTTTAATTGTCTTGCAATCCTTATTCTATTGCCCATACTTACGATGTCATAGTCCATGTTATCACCCCACGCATTACCATAACATACCAAAAATATCAGGACAATACAACATTGACATATATAATCATGAGTTATAAAATATAAGCGAAACTTATAATATGACAGATAATAACAATGATATCTCCAGATACTTATTGTAAAATCCCCCGACTTGCCAAAGGGGTTGACATATTTATCCTACATTCGCCACGAGGCATAATATAAAACACAAAAGAAAATTTACAGCTGGGTACAATTAACGATAGTCATAAAGGGGGATTTATAATGGATAACGTCGCAATAAGCGCGATGATTAATGATGTAGCAAAAATTAAAAAAGAGATTGATGAAGGAAACAGTGTAGACATAAATTTGATCATTAAAACCATGGCCCCATATAGCCAAAAAGACTTATATCTGTTTAGGGACTGCATCGATTTTATGATTATATATAATAACAGATAAAAACCTAAACACTCTTGTCAAATAATTGCAGACAAGAGTGTTTTTTTATGGTGGGATTATTAGAGAGTTTCTTCTATATAAATAGGGCAAAGTGATTAATAAAGGATTATGCAAATTATATGTATGGATGAATCCCTGTTCCTGTGGCTATTACCCTGATCGAAACCGGTGCAATTGCTCCATCAATCAGGTGAAGCGTTATCTCGGACGGATCTCACAGCCGCTATTGGATCGCTTTGATATTTGTATCGAAGCGTTGCAGATGAATTACAAAGAATTGCAGCTTCAAGAGAAACAGGAAAGTTCAGAGGAGATTCGTAATCGGGTGGCGATTGCAAGAAGCCAACAGCTTAAGCGGTATGAGGGTCAGAATATCTACTTTAACTCCCAATTGACACCGCGATCGATAAAGAAATACTGTAAGCTGGAAGCCAAGGAGCAAGCACTGTTGGAGGAGGCCTTTCACAAAATGAATCTCAGCGCGAGAGCCTACCATCGAATCCTTAAGGTGGCTAGAACCATAGCTGACCTGGATCAGAGTGAACGGATTACAACAAAGCATATTAGTGAAGCAATCTGTTATCGTTCAATCGACCAGAAATATTGGGGAGAGTATTAATATAGAAGGGATAGGAGAAGGCCATGGATCAGATACTGTATCGGTATTGGTTAGCCAATTTACATAATATCGGAATAAAGAAAATCGAACGTCTACTTGATGTATTCGGTAGTGCGGAGTGTGTTTATAAGGCTTCGAAAGGGGAGTTATATGCTCTCAAAAGAGATGGAGCATTTGCGGAAATGATGAGTACTAGGGATATAGAAACCATCCTATGTAATCGTGATATGGACATAGTAGCGAAGAATTATGAGAAATTGGTAGGCAATGGAATTCGTTTTGTTACCAGCGAGGAGGAAGCCTATCCGGATCGATTGCGTAACATTTTCGCGGCTCCCTATGCTCTGTATGTAAAAGGAAGACTTCCGGATAAAGAGGATAAACTGCTTGCAGTCGTGGGTGCCAGAGAATGCACCCATTATGGTATGGAGATGGCCAACTATCTCACAAGTGAGATTGCTAAGGAGGGTATACATATTATAAGTGGTCTCGCCAGAGGGATTGATACCTACGCACATCGGGGAGCACTTACATCAGGGGGGATCACGTATGCTGTGATGGGATGTGGAATAGATATCTGTTATCCGCAGGAAAATATCAATTATTATATGGATATACAGAGGGAGGGCGGTGTCATAAGTGAATATGCACCCAAGATACAACCCATTGCTGGGAACTTCCCGATGCGAAATCGCATTATCAGTGGACTGAGCGATGGTATCTTAGTAATTGAGGCAAAAGAAAAAAGCGGATCCTTAATCACCGTAGACTATGGACTAGAGCAGGGGAAAGAAATCTATGCCCTTCCGGGAAGAGCCACAGATCGT